TCTAACGCAATAATCAGAATAGCGTAAGGGAGAACAACGGATGTCCGTTGACAGAACATTCACAGTCACGGTCGTAAGCACCGGTTCTGGCAATAAATATTTTATTGATGGAGTTCAACAACCTACCTTAGAATTAGTTGAAGGTGCTACTTTTAGATTTGATCAATCTGATAGTTCAAACAGTAGTCACCCTTTAAGACTTTCAACAACAAGCGACGGGACACATGGTGGTGGAGACGCATATACAACTAATGTAACAACAAATGGAACTCCAGGATCATCTGGAGCCTATACCCAAATTCAAGTAGCTTCAAGCGCACCAACTTTATATTATTATTGTACAAATCACTCTGGCATGGGTGGTCAAGCGAACACACCTGACGCAGATTTTTGGGGTGCAGGTAATTGGAGTGCTAATCTTTGGGGTATAAGTGAGGCTTTTACAACAGGTTATGGTTCAAAAAGTTGGAACTCTTCTGGTACATGGGGAGACATGGGTGATGAAACAATTTTCCCAACAGGTTTTGGTTTAACTTCATCTATTGGATCAGTTACTGTAGATGCAGAAATAAATACCGGATGGGGTAGAGCAGCTTGGAATGATGATGCGTGGGGCATTCAAGGTGATATATTATTAGATGGTCAACAAGCAACAGCAAGTGTAGGATCTATTTCACCTGCTGATGTTATGGGATTAACAGGTGTTTCTTCAACAGCAAGTGTTGGATCACCAACAATTTTAGGGGATGTAACAACATCATTAACAGGAGTTTCTGCAACGGTTTCTGTAGGATCAATTTCTCCTGCGGATGTAATGGGGTTAACAGGAGTTTCAGCAACTTCTTCTGTAGGTTCTATATCTCCTGCAGATGTTATGGGACTAACTGGTGTTTCTGCAGATTTTAGACTTGGACAAACAAATCAAAATAGTAATCCACTTGTAAGTTTAACAGGAGTTTCAGCAACTTCTTCTGTAGGTTCTTTAACTCCTGCAGATGTAATGGGATTGACAGGAGTCTCAGCAACTGGTAGTGTTGGAACATTAACTCCCGCAGATGTAATGGGATTAACGGGAATTGAAGCAACTGCTTCAGTAGCTGCATTCGGTACTGCAACAGGTTTTGGAATTCAAGCATATCAAGCTATTGACACAGGTTCTAATACAAGTTATACAGACGTAGCAGCGTAATAGGAGATAAAAATTATGGCATCAACATACACACCTTTAGGGGTAGAACTTCAAGCAACTGGTGAAAATGCCGGTACGTGGGGGACAAAAACTAATACTAATTTACAAATTATAGAACAAATTTCAGGTGGTTATACAACACAAAGTATAGCTGGTGGTGCACAAACAACTGCTTTATCTGTTTCTGATGGATCAACTGGTGCTACTCTTTCTCATAGAATGATTGAGTTTACAGGTACGATTACAGGTAACCAGATTGTAACAATACCTTTAGACGTTCAAACTTTTTATTTTTTAAGAAATTCAACATCTGGTTCATATACAGTTCAATTTAAATATGCTTCAGGTTCTGGTGATAGTTTTACTTTTGCAGCAGGAGACAAAGGTGATGCCGTTGTATTTGCTACAGCAAATGATGGTACAAATCCAGATATTGACACTTTACCATCTGGAGATGTTACTACTTCAGGAACACAAACTTTATCAAACAAAACTTTAACAGCTCCAAAAATTGTAGACGCAGGTTTTATTGCAGACGCAAACGGAAATGAACAAGTCATATTTCAAACAACTTCCTCTGCGGTAAATGAATTAGAAATAACTAATGCTGCAACAGGTAATCCACCAATCATAGGTGCGAGTGGAGAAACAAATGTTGATGTTCATATAAAACCAAAAGGTTCTGGAGAAACTAGAATTGGAACAGGAGCAGCTGCAGCTACACTTACAACAAGTGGTGCCTATGATTTAGTGTTAGACACAAATTCAGGAACTAACTCAGGTACAATTACAATTACTGATGGAGCAGATGGAAATATTAATATTGCACCAAACGGAACTGGTGTTGTTCAAGCTGGTGGTTCTGCAGTAAAAGTTGCAGGAAAAGAAACTATTTGGGTTCCAGCAACTGCTATGTATCCTAATACTACAAACGGATGTGCGGATCTTGCACAAACAGAATTATCAAACGGCCCTGAACTTAAAACTTTAGATTTTGATAAAGACTCAGATGAATTTGCACAGTTTGCTGTTGCTTTTCCTAAGTCATGGAATGAAGGCACAGTAACTTTTCAAGCATTTTTTACAGCTAATACAACAAACACAGGAACAACATCATGGGCTTTGCAAGGTGTTGCGTTAGCAGATAATGGAGATCTAAATACTGCTTTTGGCACTGCAGTTGCACCAACTGCAAAAGCTATGAGTGGTACAGCAAACGATTTAGCAGTAACAGCGGAAAGTGGAGCGGTAACTATAGCTGGTTCACCAAGTACAGATGAATACGTTTTCTTTCAAATATCTAGAGACGTTTCAGCAGATGATTTAACAGCTGATGCAAAACTATTAGGAATTAAATTATTCTTTACTACTGACGCTGCTAACGACGCATAATAGGAGTTAAGAATGAAAAACATTGATACGCCTTTAATAGTTGAAAAAGGTCATAAGAAAAAAGACGATAAAAAGAAATCTTTCGGATATCAAGTATTAGGTTTTGGAGGAGGCTCTGTTCCTAAAAAATACATTGTTGCTTGTGGTGGAGCAGCTACTGTAACAGATGGAGATTTTAAAATTCATTTTTTTACTTCTGACGCTACATTTACTATCTCTTGCGCAGGTAACTCAGCTGGTAATAACGTTCTTCAGTATTTAGTTATAGCAGGCGGTGCTGGTGGGGCCGGCCCCGGAATCGGATCGGGAGGCGGAGGCGGAGGCGGCCTTAGACAATTTTTAGGTATATGCAATCCCGCTATGCCAGAAGATTTAAGTGCTCCTGCAGGATTAACTGCTGCAGCGCAATCATATCCTATTCAAGTTGGAGGTGGTGGTTCAGCTCAAAATAATGGTGAAAGTTCAATATTTAGTACAATCACATCTGCTGGAGGTGGAAGTTCTTTTCCATCAGGTTCATTTGGACCATATGGTAATGGAAAAAATGGCGGATCTGGAGGCGGAGGATCTGGAGGAAGTCATAGCGGTGTAAGTTCTCAAACTGCCGCTGGCGGATCTGGTAATACACCTCCTCAAACTCCACCTCAAGGTAAAAATGGTGGTAATGGATATGTTGGTTATCCTGGATGTCATGGAAATCAAGGTGGCACAGGAGGCGGAGGCGGATCAGCTAGAACTACTGGATCAAGTGTTCCAACTCCAAACCCATCTGATTATCAAAGAGGCGGAAGAAATGGAGCACATGGATACGCTATCGCTAATTCTTTTTTTGGTCCAGCAGCACCTAGTTATGGTGATACTAATCCATCTTATTCTTGTACTAGAAGTTTCACAGGTGGAGGTGGAGGCGGCGTAATGCCTTCTACACCACAATATCCAAAAGGTGGAGGAACTGGTGGATATGGGGGCGGAGGAGACTCATCGGGAGCACCTTTCTGGCCATCTACACCACAAGGACATCACAACGGCGACACTAATAAAGGCGGCGGTGGCGGCGGAAATGGTGGATCGGGAGGTTCAGGTTTAGTAGTAATTAAATACAAATTTCAAAATTAACTTATGGCACACTTTGCAAAATTAGATACGGATAACACAGTTTTAGGAGTGCACGTTGTGGCAGACAATGACTGTTTAAAAGATGGTGTTGAAGATGAAGCAACAGGTATTGCATTTTTAAATAATGTAAACGGTTGGGAAAAATGGAAACAAACTTCTTACAATGCTACAATTAGAAAAAGATTTGCAGGTATAGGAGATACTTACGATGAAACTAGAGATGCTTTTATAGCACCTAAACCATATCCTTCATGGATACTAAATGAAACTACTTGTGAGTGGGAAGCACCTGTAGGTAAAACAACTTATTATCTTTTAGAATTAAATAGCGATGGGACTGGTCCAGGCACTTTTACAGAACATGACGCTGAAGGAAACCCAGTTGAAATTCATCAAGTATGGAATGAAGAAGATCAATCATGGGTTCCACACGAACCAAATTTTGCAACCACAGAGATAAGAGTAAATCCAGATCCTTCAACTAAATATCAACCAACAAAACCTGATGTTGACGAGTAATTGACTTTTTAGTTAAAAAATATATAAGAAAGATAGAAATGATAAAGAAAAAGTTATCCGAAACTATAATCTGTACAGATTATTTACCTGAATTATCTAAAGTTAATAATGATGAGATTGATCAAGTTATTATAAAAGACTATTTAAATAATCCACCACAAAATATTTTTGATGATGTTGAGTTAAGTCCAAACAAAAATATTACTTGGGTTATGGATTACGCAAGATCAAAGTTTAAATTAACTGTAGACAGAGAAACTTTAATTCCTATTCTTGGAATTGGAAAAATAGAAAAACCGGGTGAGAGTGGTTATAATAAAAATTATCACAATCAATATGAGTTAAATAAATCTCCTGATTTTATAGTTATATATTGTGGTAATACAAACTCTGGAGAAGTTATAATTCAATACCATAACTTTAGAAAAGCTGTTTGTTATTGGTCAGTACCCATGGAGAAGAACAAGATAATAATATTTAATGGTAATTTAAATTATTTTATGACTAAGAATGAAGAGGAAAAAGACAGGATTACGTTTACGCAACTTTGTCAAATTTATTAAAATGTTGGGCAAATATTTTTATTGGTATTTTACCAAAGCTTTACATAACGTTGTTTGTGATAGCATTATAAAATTAGGTAAAAATAAAAAATTAAATAAAGCTAAAATAGGTGGTGATGGTTATAATAAAGATATTAGAAACTCTAATGTAACTTGGTTAGATGATTTTTGGTTGTATAGATATATTCATCCTTATGTGCAAATAGCAAATAAAAATGCTGGCTGGAATTATCAATGGGATTTTTCTGAAAGCTTTCAGTTTACAGAATATAAAAAAAATCAATTCTATAGTTGGCATAGAGATTCTTGGGATAGTCCATATAAAGATCACAATAATAAAAACTTTAATGGTAAAATAAGAAAACTATCTGTTATTTGTTCTTTAGTAGAACCTAATGATTTTAAAGGTGGAGAATTATTATTTCAACCAAGAGATCAAACTAACTCTGATATAACAATAGAGTGTAAAGAAATATTACCCAGAGGATCTATTGTAGTATTTCCATCTTATGTTTTTCATAAAGTAAACCCAGTAACAAAAGGAAAAAGATACAGTCTAGTATCTTGGAATTTAGGAGTGCCATTTAAATGAATAAATTATATAAAGAATCTTATTTCTCTTCACCTATATGGTACATGGATGCGCCAGAGTTTTTAAAAGATTTAAATAAAGCTTCTGACCCACATATTAAAGAAGCTCAAAATTTATTAAAACCAACAGTCGAAGAACGAAAAAAATTGTATAAAAAAAACATTGGTGATTTTGCATTAGTTGCTCACTCTGGATCTTTGTTATCCGATATGAAATTTAGACCTTTTACAGAATATGTTGGAAACATGTCAATAAGATTGTTAGAAGAAATGGGATACAATCTACAAGGATTTAATACTGCTTTTACCGAATTATGGGTACAAGAGTTTTCTAAAAAAGGTGGAGGACACCATAGTTTACATACTCATTGGAACGGACATATATCTGGATTTTATTTTTTAAAAGCTAGTGAAAGAACTTCAGGTCCTATATTTCAAGACC